TCCTTCTCCCCGTCAAAACGGGGAGAAGGTGCCGGCAGGCGGATGAGGGGCTCTTACCCATCAAAGGATTTCCATGACCTATGCCCTGATCGATCCGCCTGTCGCGGAGCCGCTGACGCTTGCCGAGGTGAAAGCGCATCTGCGGCTTGATGGCGGTGAGGAGGATGCGTTGCTGCTATCGCTCATCGGGACAGCCAGAGAGTTTCTGGAAGGCGAGACGGGCTTGTGCCTGATCGCCCAGAGCTGGAGGCTTTATCTCGACGTGTGGCCGAAGGACGGGATCATCCGCATCCTGAAGTCGCCGCTGCAAGCGATTCTATCCGTTACGGTTTATGACGCGGATGGCGTGAGTGTTGAAGTTTCGCTTGAAGATCATCTGCTTGATGGCACCGGCCGTCCGGCGCGTCTTTGGCTGCGCGATCCGCCTTTTCCGGGTCGGGCCGTCAACGGTATCGAGATCGATTTTATGGCCGGTTACGGCGAGGCGGGGACGGATGTGCCCGACACGCTGAAACGCGCGATGCTGATCCATATCGGCCATATGTTCGCCTTTCGCGGAGTGATTTCCGCCGACCAGCAGCCGGCGGGTGTTCCCGACGGTTACGAGCGGCTGATTGCTCCCTTCCGTCTTCGGAGGCTGTGATGGTCGTCTTTTTCGATCCTGGCCAGATGACGGTGCGGCTTTTGCTGGAGGAGCCGGTGAATGTGCCGGACGGGCAGGGCGGCGCGACGAAGACCTGGGCGGAGATCGCTGCCATGTGGGCGAAGATCGAGCCGGTATCGTCGATGGTGACGGAACGGGCCGGCGCCGAGATCGGCACGATCACCCATCGCATCTGGTTGCGGTTTCGCGAGGGCGTGTCTGCGGGGCAGCGTCTGCGCAAGGGATCGCGGCTGTTCGTGGTGAAGCTGGTGCAGGACCCGGACGAGACGGGGCGTTACCTGACCTGCCTTTGCGAGGAGGATGTGGGATGAGTGCGGCCAATGCGCTGTTGAAGGCGATCCATCATCGGCTTTCCGATGATGCCGGGCTGGTCGCTTTGCTTGGGCCGGACGGCATTCATGACCGCCTGATGGCACGACCGAAGCTGCCGGCAATCGTTTTCGGCGAGATGGAGACGCGCGATCTTTCGACAGTGAACGAACCGGGAGAGGAGCATTTTATTGTGTTGGAAGTCTGGTCGCAAGGCGACGGGCGACGCCAGGCACTGGAGATCGCGGCGAAGGTCGTAGCCCTGCTCGATGACGCGTTGCTGGTGCTGGATGGAGCGGCGCTGGTGAGCATCCTGCGGACCGCAACGCGGACGCGGCGGGAGACGAAAACGAAATATTATCTCGCGGAGATCCGCTTCAGGGCCGTGACGGAATGAGCTCGGCCTCTGTCCGGGCCTTTCGTACCAGCGAGATCAGCATGATGATCGACACGAGGGCGATCCCCGCAAGCACGACTGCAGCGATGAGTGCTGTCGCTATGCCGGTCCGGTCGATCAGCGCGGTGAAGATGATCGGGGCCGCTGCATTGGCGATGTTCTGCGGCAGTGCGAGGCGGGTTGCCTGACGTCCGTATTCGCGCGGTGAAAACAGGGCGAGCGGCAGCAGCGCCCGGGCGACCACGAGTATGCCCGAGCCGAAACCGTAGAGCGCGATGAAGGCCCAGAGGCTGAATGTCGACGACGGCAGAACCAGCAGGCCGACAAAGGCGATCAGCATCAGGCTCGATCCTGCGACCGAGGTGATGAACGGGTTGCCGCGTTTGCCGAGCAGCATATCGACGCCACGGGCGGAAATGCCGAGCACGCCGCGGGCGGCGGCAAGCTGCAGGGCAAGTTCCGGTGTCGCGCCCGCCTGATGAAGGATTTCGAGAAGCGAGGGCGAAAGGCCGAAGGTGACGAAAGAGGCGATGGCCGTTGCCATCGCGACCAGCACGAAAGCGGTCTTTCGACTACCGGGTGTCAGCGGGACGGGAGCAAGATCTGCTGTCGTATCGGTCGGCGCATATTTGATCGGCTTGGGCAGGCAGAAGAGAGAAAGCGGCATGCAGACAAAGGCATGCAGCGCTGCTGCCATCAACAGGGCGTTGCGCCAGCCGAACATGTCCGAGCACAGGCTCAAGAGCGGCCAGAAGATCGTCGCCGACAGGCCGGTGAACAGCATGAGGATGGCGATGGTACGTTTGCCGTCGATGCCTTCCCGCTCCACCACGGCGGTATAGGCCGGCGCGGACAGCGCCATGGCGCCGCCAAGGCCGAGAATGACCCAGGAGATGCCATAGGTGACGATGCCGCCGGAGCTTGCCAGGAAGACGAGGCCGCTGGCGAAAAGCAGCGAGCCTGCGGCCATGACGCGGGCAGCCCCGTGACGGTCAAGAAGCCGGCCGACGAGCGGGCTCATCAACGCGCTGACCATCATCATTACCGAAAGCCCGGCAAAGACGATTTCGTTTGGCAGTCCGAGATCGGGCGCCAGCCTTCGGCCGAGCACGCCGACGGATTCGAAGGTCGTGCCCCAGCCGATCAGCTGGGTGACGGCAAGGACACTCACGGTCTGAGCCGAGCGGAAGGAAAAGGTCATGGGCGGGAACATCGCGGACAGGGCAGGCAGGCTTCGGCTGTAGCAGGTCGGGTGGCGACGGAGAAGTGGCTCCGGACGAAGACGCGCGAAGAAGAATATCCAATCGAGAAGGAAACCGGACATGGCAGCGCAGAAGGGCAGGGATCTGCTTTTGAAAATCGACGAGGGCGGAACCTTCATCACCGTGGCGGGGCTGCGATCACGGCGTCTCGCCTTCAATGCCGAGACGGTGGACGTGACGGATGCCGAAAGTGCCGGGCGGTGGCGCGAATTGCTGGGCGGGGCCGGAATTCAGCGCGCATCACTTAACGGAGCGGGCATATTCAAGGACCAGGCGAGCGACGAGAAAGTGCGGGCCGCTTTCTTTTCCGGCCTGATCCTCGACTGGCAGGTGATCATTCCCGGCTTCGGCACGATTACCGGGCCCTTCCAGCTGACGGCGCTTGAATATTCCGGCGAGCATAATGGCGAGGTGCGGTTTGAACTGGCGCTGGAATCTGCCGGCATGCTGGCATTCGGGGTGCTGTGATGGCGGGCGCGGTTCAGACCGGAAGTCGCGCCAACCGGCGGCGCGGCGAGGTGGAGGCGGTGCTGGACGGCGAGCGC